GGCAGGGCCTCAGCGTGTTCAACACGGTGATCGAGCCCGACTGGGAAGGCTACCTGACCCTGGAGCTTGTCTACCACGGCAAGGGCGAGCTTCTGATCCCGGCAGGTGCCGGTATCGCGCAGATCCTGTTCTACGCCCTGCTCGAAAACGCGAGCTACGGCAACGGCAAGTATCAGAACCAACCCGACAAGCCGGTCGATGCAAAGTTTATTTAGAAAGGTATAACATGACAAACCCAGTCGCCTTGATCAAAGACTTGAAGAAAGATTGCGGAAGCTGCACGGCTTGCTGCTCTGGCGCGCTGAGCGGTCAGGCTCACGGGCACTACTTCTTCAAAGGTCGCCCCTGCTTCTTCCTGAAGGAGAAGGGCTGCTCGATCTACGAGGATCGCCCTGAGAGCCCATGCGTGAGCTACCGCTGCGGGTATCTCGCAGAGCCGTTTTTCCCGGAATGGATGCGTCCGGACAAGTGCGGGTTCATCGCCACCCCGCGCGTCCACAAGCACATCGAAAAGGTGAAGGACGGGGACACCGAACGCGACGAAGAGCGTTTCATCCCCTACATGCAGTTGATCGAATACAAGACGCCCACGACGGCCAAGGCCCTCTGGTGGTTCATCGAAAAGCACCTTGAGGGCGTGATCCCCAACCTGTCGATTGAGATCGATGGCGGGTATCAGCGCATGGGCAGCATGGACTTCCTGCGAGCTAAGCTTTAGTCTTTCGGGGCTGGCGTCAAAAGCGTCAGCCCCAACCACCTAACGGAATAACTCAATGAGCTTTGCTGTTAATGAGGTTTATGCGGTGAAGCACGCGGTATTGATCGTCTTGCAAACTGGCAAGCCTGCAAGGCGATCAGCCGCTAGAAATTTTATTGTCAGCTACCCGTCAGAAAGTGTGATCGGAGTAGGGCATAAGTTGAATTTGCGAGAGGCTGGCATCCGTCAGCCCATGTTCATACTGAAAAACTTAGACGATTCGCCGCGTGAAATTATGAAGCGCATCGCAGACATTGGACCGCAGGGGCATGTTATGTATGAAGCGGCCAAGCCCGGCGATGCCTGCACTGCCTGCGAGCAGGGGGCTTATGGCGAGGATCACACGGTCTATGCCGTCGATCCTCAGATTGAACACAGAGACCTGCTAGATATCCTGCGAGAGTGCGAAGCCTGCTGAGACCTATAACGCTAACTGAGGGCTAACCTGAATGACCACCTGGGTCTTCGACACTGAGACGATGCCCAACCGCACGCTCTTCTGCGCGAAGAACGTGGACACAGGCGAGTGGTTCGATCTCTGGCGGCATGAGCCTAAGGCACCCGAGCGGCTGAAGCTCTTTCTCGCTCAGGGTGACGCCACCTTCGTCGGGTTCAACAACAAGGAATTCGACAACGTGATCGTCTCCGCGTTCTGCGCGGGCCGCACGGAGATCGAAATCAAGCGGATCGCGGATGACATCATCGTCAACCATGTGCCGCCCTGGGTCTCCATGCGGAAGTTCGGGCTGACCGAGGTGTTCACAGACTACATCGATCTGATCGAGGTTGCGCCGTCGTTCGTCGGCCTGAAGGCCTATGGCGCTCGCATGCACATGCCCAAGCTCCAGGACATGCCCATCGCGCACGACGCGTTCATCGAGCCTGAGCAGGAGCCCACCCTGCTCGAATACTGCCACAACGACGTTGAGACGACCGTGGAGCTTCTCAACCAGCTTGAGAAGGAAGTGCTGCTGCGGGTCGAGATGAGCCGCCGCTACGGCGTGGATATGCGGAGCAAGTCTGACTCTCAGATGGCCGAGCAGGCGTACATAACCAGCATGCGGCTTGAGCGGCGGGATAACGAGATCCCGAAGCACGTCATCTACACGCCGCCCAGCTTCCTGAAGTTCAAGAATGCCGACCTACAGCACCTCTTGAACAGGATTGCCGCGCACAAGTTCGACGTGAACCAATCGACCGGGCACGTCATGCTGCCGGACTTTCTGGGAGAAGCCCTGGTCAAGTTTGGCACAGGTGAATACCAACTCGGCGTTGGCGGTATCCACAGCGTACACGACCGCAAAGTCTGTCACATCGCGGGCGATGATGTCATCTGCGACATCGACGCCGCCAGCTTCTACCCGAGCATCATCCTCGAATGCGGCTTCGTGCCCGCCAACCTTGGTCACAGGTTCATCGAGGAGTACCGAAAGATCTACGACAGGCGCCTAGCCGCCAAGCGATCTGGGGATAAGGTCACCGACGCGACGCTGAAGATCAGCCTCAACGGCACCTTCGGCAAGCTGGCCAGCCGGTTCTCCGTGCTCTACTCGCCCGATCTTATGCTGGCGGTGACGCTCACCGGGCAACTCACGCTGCTCATGTTGATCGAATGGCTGGAGGAAGCGGGGGCCTGCACCCTGAGCGCCAACACGGACGGCATCGCAATTCGCTATCCTAAGAACTTTGACGCAGGCATCCAGAAAGCAGTTGCAAATTTTGCCGAGGTGTCTAGATTCAGCTTCGAGTTCACGCCATACCGTGTTCTCGCTATGAAAGACGTTAATAACTATATAGCTGTAAAACCGGACAGAACGTTGAAAACCAAAGGCATATACGCCCCGCTCTCGCTGCGTAAGAACCCAACGGCACAGGTGTGCGCCGATGCCGTCGGTGAATGGCTATCCAAGGGCATCCCGTTCTTGGAGACCATCAAGCGAGCGCCGTTCTGCGACTTCATATCTGCTCGAAACGTGACCGGGGGTGGCGAGCAGATGGGGCATTATCTCGGAAAGGTGGTGCGCTGGTATCAGTCCAACGACCCAGAGCTTCAGCCGATCCGGTATAAGGCCAACGGCAACAAGGTTCCCAAGACCGACGGCGCACGAGCGTGTATGATCCTGCTCGATAAGATGGCGCATCCCCCCGACCTCGATTACGAGTGGTATCACAAAGAATCGATAAAGATCGCGGTGGCCTTGGGATGCGAGCAATACCTGACACAAGACGAGATAAACTTGATCACTCCACCCCCCAAGATTAGGAAGATTAGAAATGGAAAAGCCCAACACTAAAACAGTCTTTGTTGTGCAGGCTGATACCAGCAAGGACTTCTCCGACGCGAAGCGGTACGGCAACCTGCGCGCCGTCTTCGGTCGTCCCCGCAAGCCCTACGATACGGGTGCGCTCGTGTCCCGGGCACGCCGCGTTTTCAACGATTGGAAGCCGGGTGATTACCTGCTGATGATCGGTGATCCGACGCTGTGCGCGGTTTGCATGACCCTGATCACAGAGGATCACGACAGGGTGAACGTTCTTAGTTGGGACCGGGAAACCTTCCAGTACATCAAGCAGGAGTGGGATTTCGGCCAGCTAGGTTTTGACTTTGGCGACACAGAAGATTGAAAGGAGTAACTATAATGTCTAACGAAGAAGTGTCTTGGCAGAATAACCTGCGACGCGGCAGGCAGGCGGTTCCGCCGCGAGTTGTTATCTACGGCGGGCATGGCATCGGTAAGTCTACGATTGCCAGCCAGTTCCCTAACCCGATCTTTATCAGCACCGAGGATGGTCTCGATTCTCTCGATGTCGTGAGTTTCCCCAAGGCCACGCACATCAAGGAAGTGGTCGAGAGCATCAAGACGCTGATCAAGGAAGACCACGACTTCAAGACGGTCGCGATTGATTCTGTTGATTGGCTTGTTGAGCCTCTGATCGTCGGCAACGTGGAGGCTACGCACGAGGCCAAGGATCTGGCCTACGGCAAGGGTCAGATGCTCGTGGCTGAAGAGTTCCGCGAGATCCTCCAGGGCCTCGACGTGCTTCGTCTGCGGCGTCAGATGAACGTGGTGCTGATCGCCCACGCGGCGGTGGTCAAGTTTGAAGACCCTCGCACTGAGCCGTATGACCGCTACCAGCCGAAGCTGCCCAACCGCTGTAACGCGCTGTTACAGGAGTGGGCTGACGTCATCGCGTTCGCGGCGTTCAAGGTCATTATCCGGAAGTCCGACACCGGCTTCAACAAGGAGAAGACGCGCGGCGTGACGACGGGCGAACGGCTCCTGCATTTCGTTGAGAATCCAGCCTACGCGGCCAAGAACCGCTACGGCTGCCCCGACGAAATCGAGATGACGATTGAGAATCTCGAAAAAGTTATCCCCATCGCAAAGTGAAAGAGGAGACACGATAATGGCAAAGTTTGGTTTTGACGTCACCGAGGTCGAAGTTTCCGCCCCGGCTGAGTACGACCCGATCCCCGAGGGCGACTACACCCTCAAGGCGCTGGATGCCGAGGAGAAGGCCACCTCTCGCGGTGACGGATCCTACATCAAGGTCAAGTTCGAGGTTGTGAAGGGCGCGCATGCCGGACGCCTGCTCTGGCAGAACTTCAACATCAACAACCCGAGTGAGAAGGCCCAGCGCATCGGGCGTCAGCAGTTGGTTGCCTGGGCCACGGCCTGCGGCAAGCCGAACGCTGATGACACCGACAAGCTGCTGGGGAAGCCGTTCAACGCGACGGTCGCGATTGAGCCGGGCTCGGGTGGCTACAAGCCCAGCAACCGCATCAAGGTGTTCCTGTTCGATCAGGTGGCCGATGCTCCGGCCCCTGCGAAGAAGGCTCCCCCTGCCGCCAAGGCCGCTCCTGCGGCCAAGGGCGCGAACCCCTGGGATTGACCTGTGGTAGCCATTCCGCCCCGGCCTGAGCAGCAGATCGTTAACCGCATCTACGCTGCGATTGAAAAGGCGAAGGTCAACCCTGACCTTTACCTGGGGCGGCTTGGTTCCTCTTTTATCGGTGAAGATTGCGTCCGTCAGATTTGGCTCAATTGGCGAGGCTTCGCCC